ACTGCTATTACCTTATTAATGGACACAATCCATGAAGGGGATGTTTCACCTAGAATGTTTGAAGTACTTTCCGATTTACAACGAACGCTATTAGACATTATAAAATCACAAACAATGTATCTCATAGCAATTGAAGAAAATGCTAAAAAGATTTCTAGAGATGTAGATGTTTATCATAATAATGAAAACAATAGTAGCAGTTCTAATAATAAACAAAACGGAATTAAGTCTAGAGGAACTAAAGATTTAATGAGAGCACTACAGGACACAATATCACAAGAAGAAATAACTGATGTTGATAGCATCGAAACCCACGAAGAAGATGAAGATTAAAATGAAAAATAATTTTGTCTTAATTCAAGAAATTGAGCAAAAGGAAAAAACAACAGCTGCAGGTGTTATTATACCAATAGAAAAGTATAATCGTGAGTCTATCGTGATTAATGCTGGTGATGTCTCTCATATAAAGGTTGGAGACACTGTTGTAAAAAATATAGGAAAAGGCACAGAAGTAAAATTAAACAACGAAGCGTTTGAATTAATTCATATAAACCAATTATTCGGGGTATTTAAAGAAGAAAGCTAAACAAAAATAATGGCACAAAAACCCCAGGCACCATCCGCAGGTTTCGATATGAAAGTACCGAAGAACCAACAGCAGTTTTCATGGACTACCCAAAAAGTAGAACAGTTAATGATTGCATTGGATGACGGATATAAACCAGCAAGTACACCCTTTTATGAAGGTAACCCTAATTTAAGAAAAGGAAATATTGTATTTAATTATTCTGATCAAGAGATACAGGAAATTAAAAGGTGCGCAAAGGATATTGTTTACTTTGCAAATACATATTGTACTGTAATGACCGATCATGGTTTGCAAACAATTACATTAAGACCTTATCAAGAAGTAATGTTAAGGCAGTTTCAGGCTGAGCGTTTTAATGTATGTCTTGCATCTAGACAAATTGGAAAAACTATTTGCTCTTCTATCTTTATTGCCTGGTATTCAGTATTTAACTTTGACAAGAACTCCTTAATACTTTCAAATAAGGGTGCTACTACTCGAGAAATTATTGACAAAGGTAAAACTATACTTGAACATTTGCCTTTCTTTATAAAGCCTGGTACTCTAAAGTGGGATGTTTTTAACTCAAAGTTTGATAATGGATGTAGAATAATTGGACAGACTACAACTAAGAAAGCAGCAATTGGATTTACCATACATTTACTATTCATGGATGAGTTTGCACATATACCTGCAAACTTTGTAGATACCTTTTATGAAAATGTATATCCTACAGTTTCAGCATCAACTAATTCAAAGGTAATAATTACAAGCACTCCTAATGGGTTTAACAAATTCTATGACATATATACTGCTGCCGATAAAGGCTTAAGTGAATATACACCATTCCGAGTTGATTGGTGGGATGTTCCTGGGAGAGACGATGCTTGGGCGCGACAAGAAGTTGCTAACCTTGGAAGTGATGAAGCTTTTAATCGCCAGTATGGAAATCAGTTTATAGCAGGCTCTTCATTATTATTAGGTGCAGCTAGTTTAAAAAAGCTTACATCAAATCAATTAGAATTTGAGCATAAAGAAATTCCAGAGTTTGATGAAGCAGAGATTGATTATTCTGGGTTATTATGGTTGCCTGGTTTTAATCTTGATGAAATAGAAGAAGATTACAATTACTGGGTATTTTCTGTAGATATTGCAGAAGGTGTGGGTGGAGACTATTCTGTTATTAATATCTTCCAGGTAAAAATGTTGGAAGAAAAAGATTGGCTAAATGTAACTACACCAGGAAGTTTTGTTGACTTCTTTTCAATAAGTCAAGTAGGTAGGTTCAGAAGTAATGAACATACGATTGAAGAATTTGCAAAGTCTTTGTATATACTTACATTTGACTTATTCTTCTCAGAAAATGTAAAGCTAATTATTGAATGGAATATGTTTGGTGGAGAACTACTAAAAAGAATGGAAACAGTATTTCCTCAGAGGAATGATTTTGATGAAGAATCTGTTGTTAAATTTAAACATAGGATTGATGCAAAGACAAAACAATTTGGTCTTAAAGTCAAATCTGATAATAAACCAATTTTTTGCCAAAACTTTAAAAAATATATTTCGCAAAACAAAATTCAAATATTTGATAAAGAAACTGTAAAAGAATCGTCAACTTTTGGTAAGCTACCAAATGGTTCATATGCAGGACAATTAGGCAATGATGATTTAATAATGACTTGTATTAATAGCTCCGAGTTCTTTACTACATTAGACTTTTCTGATTTTGTAGAAGAGATATATGATAATGTAGATGTTAGTGTACAAACTAAAATTGATAAAATTCTCGAAAAGGATTCAAAAGGTGGAAACTTAAACTTTGACATCTATGACTTGGTATAAAAGTTTACTAAGTAGTGGATATATAAAAAAACAAATATACAAAAAAATATAATATAAGATGGCACTAGATCCAATCATTTCTTCATTAAAAGCAGCCGGGACATATCGGTTTGAGTTCGATAAGTCTCAAGTTGTTTCAATTCCGGCTAATCAAACACGTTTAGTTGTTGGGTTTTCTAAGAGAGGACCCTTTAACACTCCTGTTTTTATTCCTGATACTTCATTTTTTAAGCAAGTATACGGTGATATAGACAGAAACTTAGAAAGAAAAGATTCTTTTTTCCATAGAAGCTGTTTAGCTGCACTAGAAAGAGGACCTATTCTTGCTCTTAACTTACTTAACTTAACTGCTGTTGATAAAGTTAATGCTCTTAGGTTTGCAACTGCAGCTACACCAGAAACACAAGCTAATGCAGGTGTTGAATATGAATATCAAAAATTTTATAATAGAGATAAGTTTTGGTTTCCATCAACTGATAATTTTTTAACTAATGTTGGTGCAAATCAAGATGTGTTAAGTTCAGTAGCTGTTAATGATTTATTAGATATTACTAATTTAGGACAGAATCCTATATCAGTAATTGTTAAAAAATCTGCACCAACAAATGTTTTACAGTATCAAGTAACTGTAGAAGAATGGTATGGTGCTGCTAATGTACCAGGTTATTTAGATAAAGATAGTTTAATATCTGATTTCTTTGTAGACGTATTTGTACTAGGTGGTAACTTTGGTGGCGAATTTGGAAAAGTAACACCTTATGAAAGGTTTGCAGCAGATCCAATATTCCAACAATACTTTGATCCAACACAAGGATTAAAAAGAAAGAAATTTACAGCTGATAGTACTGATACTATGTTACAAGAATTCTTTAATGAAACTGAAGTAAATTTACAAGCAACTTATACTGCATGTTTACTTCCTGATTTTGTTGATTTATTAGGTAACAACCTTTTTGTTGAAAAAGTTGTTAATGCTGATACTGCAAGCACTGGATTATTTGTTACTGTTAATGAAAATTTATTTGACGGTGATATATTAATAGACGGTGTTCCTGGTGGAATTGATATGGTAGGACATAATCTTGAAGCCGCCACAGCTTTTGGTAGCCAAGATGATGTTAACTTCTTATCATATAGCGGATCAATAGTTTCTGACTTATCTTTCCCAAGAGTATTTGAAGCTGGCACTGTTGCTACAAACGTTACAAGTACAATTACGGTAGGTACTCCAAGTGCAGGCGGTATACAAATACAAATAGTTAATGCAAATGCAGCAAAAGATGCTTTATGGACTGCATTCAGTACAATGACTGCGAATACTGCAACTGTAGTAGGATCATTTATATTAGGTGCTGTATCTGGAGAATATATTCCAGTAACATCTGTTCAAGTAACAGGTAATACGGTTACAGTATTAGTATCTGATGCAGGTGCTACTGCGGTTGGTGATTTTCCAACAGGTGCAACTTCAAGTTATACTTATATTGATGAAGCAGACTTTAATTTTGTATCTGATGAATTTCCACAAGCTAATACAACAGCTGGAATTATAGGTTCTTATGGATCAACTGTTCAAACTCAATTTGCAAGCGGTGTATTAACTGACGGTGATGAAGCAGTTTATAGATTAGGTGGACAAGATTATACTTCATACTTAGTAATGAATTCTATCAGTTATGGATTTATTCATACAGGTGGACCGACAATAGCAGCTAATACTGTTGCAATATCGGATCCAACTTATTATATGCCAGCTGTTAGAATTACTCCTTACCAAGAAGATAGCTATACAAATTTAACACCACACAGTCAATTTACTTTAGACAGTACTGGATTTTTTATAAAATCTGACGGTACTACTTTATTAGGTGCTGCTGATTTAGGTGTACAAACTTTAAAAGGTGCCCTTAACTTAGGAATTGATATTATAGGTGACTCATTGAACGAACCAACATTGGCTCCTAACCAAATTTTAATAAATTCTAGTGTAACAGTTACACCAGAAATTGCTGATGTAATAGTTGGAAATTATTTAGTACATTTAAATGGTACTGCGGCAGGTGCTAGTTCAAGATTAACAAGAATTAATTCTGTTGTTGGTGGTTTAACCCCTTCAGAATATTCAATTATACCAGCAGGTCAAGTTGCAGTATTAGTAACTTGTCAATCTGAAGTTAATGTTGAAATAATAGGAGCACAGAGAAAGGTAGAATTATATTACCCAATCGATGCATGGATTGATTATCTTAATGTATTCCTTTTACCAGGATTTGCATTAGACGCAACTAGGCATGTACCTGACGGAACAAATTCAAGACAGAACGCATGTTTAAGTCCAATACTAGGCGGTACTAATTTATATAAAGCCTTAACTGATAAGGAAACAATTAATTTCCGTTATGTAGTAGATACTTATGGAAATGGAATTGAAGCAAACTGTAAAGCTATATATACTAACTTATGTGCTGGTAGAAAAAACGCATTTGCAATTGTTAATGCCCCATCAGCTAAAGATTTTAAAGCAAGTACGGATCCAAGTTTCTCAGATGCAACTGGTGGTTTATCTTCTAAGTTTATATCTGAAGGCGGAAACCTTGCATTGAATCCAACAGTTAGGTTCTCATTACCATCTGCGACTAGCGGAGGTTCATTTGGTGGATATTATTATCCATTTATGACTGTTAGAGATTTAGGAAAGAACATAAGTGTTCCACCTGCTGCGTATGTATCTAATAATTACATACTTAAATATGAAAACGCATTACCGTGGTCAATCGTGGCTGGAGTAAGACGTGGAGTTATAGGTGGAAACGGTGTAGTAGGTTTAGAATTAAATCTTGACCAAGAAGACCGTTATTACTTAGAGCCATTCGGAATTAATCCGATTGTATTTCAAAGCGGTACAGGACCAACTATATTTGCAAATAAAACTGCGCAACAAGTTCCTAAATCTGCGTTAAGTTCAATTAATGTAAGAGAGGTTGTAATTTATATCCAAGACGGTATTGATGCAATTCTTAAAAACTACTTATTTGAATTTAATACAGCTCAAACAAGATTAGAGATTAAAACTCTAGCTGATAATTTCTTAGCAACTGTTCAAAATGATGATGGTGTTTATGATTATAGAAATATAATGGATGAAACAAATAACACACCAGATGTAATTGACCAGAATGTAGGTATCCTTGATACATATATTGAACCAGTAAGAGGAATGGAAATTCTTGTACAGAGAACAACTATTTTAAGAACAGGTGCAATCAGTTCAGGAAACTTCCAATAAGAGGTTAGACAAAAGAATATATAAAAAAACAAAATAAATTATGCCATTACCACATTATACTCAGTCAAGAGCAAGTAGTCAAAGGTACGAGCCGATTCAGCCTAACTTATTTGAGGTTACCATATTTTCTCCACTAGGAGATGATACTGGTTTAATCTTAGAACAAGTAAATTCAATTGGAGGATTAAATAACTTAAATCCAAGTATTGACCCTATTGGGCAAAAGTACAAATTTGCAGATAGATCTTTTGCAGGAATGCCAGGTACTACAGTTGTTGATTTAACTCTTAACTTCTCTCTTAACTTAAACGAAGCAAATGAAAACTATATTTATAATACATTCCGTAATTGGAATAATTTAATTTATGATCCATTAACTGGTGAAATGGGGTTAAAGAAAGATTATATAGGTTCTATGATTGTTGTTCAGTATAACAGAGCAGGAGATATCTTCAGAAAGATTACATTTAAAGATGTATTCCCAACAGGACAACCTGATTTTGTGGATGAACTAAATTATGAAACTCAAGATGCTGCTCAGTTAACAATGGCTTATCGTTGTGATCATTGGGTTGAAGAGAATGTAGGAGCTTAAAAATTAAAACACTTTAGGTTGCTCTAAAGAAAAACTGGAACTGTTCCCTAAAAAGTCTGTTCCAGTTTTTTTGTCTTACACTCTTAATATATAATATAAATTATATAATATAGAGCTATGATAATCTATAAATTAAAACAAGAACAAACAGAAAAAGTTTACATTGGGTATTCAGTAAATGATAATCCTAATAACTTCGGAACTGGGCGATACATTAAGCGTGCAGTTAAAGACTTTGGTACAACATCATTTAATAGGGAAGTCCTAGAAGTATTTGACGGCGACATATTAAGCGATGTGTTAAAGCGTGTTGAATATTGGATTGCTAAATTTAAATCGGATAATCCTAAATACGGATTTAATGAAACGGTACAGGAGCTTATTCCACAAAAGAAAAGACTTACTAAAAAATTACAAGTATTATTGACACAAGAAGACGAAGATAGTCTTAACGCAATAATCATACAAAGATCAATGGAAGATAGAGTCAAACCTATTGCCATTTCAAAATATGTTAGAAATTTAATAGTAGAGCATATAGTCGAAGAAACCACAACAGAAAAACAATTAACAAAAAACAAATAAAATGGGAACAGATCACGAAGAAAATATTAAAAAAGAGTTTGCACAGGCGGAAATGCCGGAGAATGTAGAAGCTACCGAAACACCATCTTCTGTAGTACAAGATTTAGGAAAGGTAGATACTAATCGCCAATTTGATAAAGTTACATCAGATGATCCTGAAATCATAAGACTAAACGCGATGGTTGGTTTTACTAAATTAGATCTTAATAGTTTCCCTTCTAAAGGTAAATTTTACAGAGATGATTTTGAACTTCATATTAGACCTGCAAAAGTAGCAGAGGTTAGAGCTTTTTCAACAATTGATGAGAATAACCTTATGGAAGTAGATGAAGGATTAAACAATCTTGTAATATCATGTACTAAAGTTACTTACGGTAGTCAACGTGGATCTTATAGAGATATTCTTGAAGAAGACAGAATTTATTTAATACTTTCTATTAGAGAATTAACTTTTAAATCTGGAGAGCATACACTAATGATGCCAGTTTCTAGTAGATCTTGTAAGTCATCTACATGTAATGCACAAGATTCTGTAGAGTTAAGAACAAACAACTTGCAGTTTAATTCTGTTGTAGAAAAATTTGAAAAATATTATGATGCTGGCGAAAGATGTTATTCAATTGCTACTAAGAACTATGGTGTTATTCATATGGCCCCTCCAACAATAGGTGTTATGAGAGCAATAACGGATTATATCAGAGATAAAGAAGAGAAGAATCAAAACTGGGATAAATCTACATTAGCTATCTTGCCTTACTTACAAAGAGAGTGGAGAGGATGGAATGATAAAGATATATTTGCTAAGATTACTTCCTTTCAAGGATGGGACTCAACTAAGTACACTATTGTATATAGATTAGCCGAAGACATGAAAGTAGGCGTTAAACCGGAAATGGTATTTCCATGTAAAACATGCAGTGAAGAGGTCACTGTACCGTTAACGTTTCCCGGCGGTATCAAGTCTTTATTCCTTATTCCAGATATCTCTACTGAACTTCTTTAAAGTTCGAGTATTATTATTAGAAAAGTTGCATCTCCAGCCATCAGAGCTGGATTTGCTTCCTTTTTATGAATATGAGTATACATTGGAAATTTATAATGATCTGTTAAAAGATAGAAATAAACAAGATGCGAAAAATACTAAAGACACACAGGATAAATATAATGTAGACGGTTTAAAGTCTCAGGCACAGAAGAATATGAGTAGTTATAAAACACCATCAATGCCTTCTATAAAGATGCCTAAGATGTAAAAATAGAATTTAAATGGCAGTAGTAACTTTAAAAGATTTGATGGATCCGTTAACAAAGATCCAAGCTGCCACTGAATCATCAGCAGAATCAATAGGTGCTATGTCAATGGCAATAAATTCATTAGCTGCAAAGAAGCCTCCTGGGGTAACTTTAGTAGAAAAATTACTGTTAGTCAATTCAAACAAACAAACAAAACTTCTAGAACAAATTGCTAAGAATAGCGGTAGCTCTGATTCAGATAGCCCCAGTTCACCTGCTTCAAAAGATAATAAAAATAATAGCGGTAGTTCTGGTTCAGATAGCGTAAGTTCAGGTGGTCCAAAAGATAATAAAGGTGCAGCTGACGGAGCACAAGCATTAAAGGCTTTAGGTATTGGTGCCCAAACGCTAGCAACAGGTTTACTTATATTTAATTTTGTTCCTAAGAAAGCCATTAGTAAGTTTAAAGAAGCTTTATTTGATCTTTATGAAATACTGAGCAACATTGATGGTAAAAATATAAAAGAGGGAGCAGAGGCATTTCAAGTCATGGCTTCTTCTATTGGGACGTTTGCAAAAAATTTAGCATTATCAGCAATACTTTTGCCAATAGGTTTAATTGGTGTAAGTTTGTTAAAAACAGTTTTAAAATTAATCACACCAGCCTTTATAAAATTAGGGGAGGAATCAAAAGAAATTAATAAAGGTGCTGAGTCATTACATTTAATGGGCACTTCGTTATTATCATTTGCAAAGGGATTGGTGATAGCTAGTTTAGCTGCAATTGTAGGTATAATTGGAATTCCCTTTTTACTTGTAAGCATGGTACTAATAGGTGGAGCAATGGCTTTACTTGGGAAATTATCAAAACCAATAACAAAGGGAGCAAAGGCATTAGATAAAATGGGTGACGGGCTAAAATCTTTTGGTGTTGGTTTAGCTGTATTTGCATTAGCTACATTTTTTATCATGATGGACCCAAACTTAGTAAAGCAAATGGCAATGACACTAATTATAGTAGGTGGTGTTGTAGCATTACTAGGAGTAGTTAATAAACAAATTATTAAGGGATCACTTGCTCTTGCACTTATGGGAATTGGATTAGTAGTATTTGGTATAGGATATGCTATCTTTGCTGAGGCAATTGCAACGGCAGCACCAACACTTGAAGATATAGCCATGCAAGCAGGAGTATTAATAGGATTAGGAATAGCAGTAGCATTATTAGGTGTAGGTTTAAGTTTAATAGCGCAAGGTGCACTTTCTCTTGCACTTATTGGAATTGGGTTATTAGTATTCGGTTTAGGTTATAGTCCATTTGTAGAGGCTACTAAAGATGCATCATTAGGCAGTATTGCTGTCCAGGCCGGTGTATTAACTTCGTTAGGTTTAGTATTTGCTGCTGCCGGATTAGGTGCACTATTTATTATACCAGGTGCAGCTGCATTTGCTGCAATAGGTGGTGCTCTTATGCTCTTAGCACCGGGTTTAGGTGCAATGAAAAGCCTTAATTTTACTGAAAAAGATGCTCTTAACTTAACAACTACATTAGCTGGTGTAAAGACAGCATTTATAGGACCTCCTAGTAAGGGTGGTATTAGTGGTATCTTTAGCAGCATAGGCGGGGCAATAAGTGGTACTGTTGATGCAGGTGCAATGACAGCAGCATCAGTAGGCTTTGCAGCGGCTGGTATAGCATTAACTAAATTATCTGTAGGTTTAAAGGCTTATAAAGCATTGGATTGGAATGCAGATGATAGTTTACAGCTAACAACAGTATTAACTGGAGTAACAACAGCATTTGCAGCAGCAGGTGGTGAATCTGCAACACCTACTGGAATATTTGGGGCAGTATTTGGTAATGCATTTAGTCCTAATGCAACTGAGAAAGGTATTGATTCTGTAATGGGTGCAGGTAAAGCTTTAACTAGTATAGCAACAGGTTTAATTGCATTTAGTGGTTTAGCAGGAAAAATAGACATGGTAACATTAGGGGCAGAAATAGGTAAGGTTGTCGGGTCTGTCTCTAAAGCTTTTGCTCTAATAGGTGGAGAAACACAAGTTGACTCAGGTGGATTTTTTAGTAGTCTAGCTGGAGTCAAGTCAACTAAAACAGAAGAAGGGATCAGATCTGTTATGGATGCAGGTAGTGCATTAACTGGAATTGCTGATGGTTTAATTGCATTTAGTGGTTTAGCAGCAAAAATAGACATTAAATTATTAGCAAAAGATATAAGCGATGTTGTTGGAACTGTCCATTTAGCTTTTGGTGCAATAGGTGGAAAAGATCAAAAAGTTGAATCAGGTGGATTTTTTAGTGGTTTGTTAGGAATCAAGTCAACTGCAACAGAAGAAGGCATTAGATCTGTTAACGGTGCAGGTGATGCGTTAACTGATATAGCAAAAGCATTAGAATCTTTTCAAGGTTTAACAGATGCTAAGGCTACTGCTGAAAAAATTGGAGATGTCTTAGGTATAGTTGGTGGTGCATTTGCTGTAATTGGTGGAGCAGAACCAGCAGACGGTACTGCCGCTGCAATCCAATGGGACACTGATGCAATAGAAGATGGCATTGAATATGTTACAGAAACAGCTGAGGCATTAACCGATATAGCAGCAGGTCTTACAGGCTTTACTGACATTCAACCTGAAGCAGTAGCTACATCTATTAGTACATTATTAACTTCTATAGGAACTGCGTTTAGTAATTTATATACAACACGACCTGAGGTTTCTAAAGAGTTAGCTGATTTTGCTACATTTATTGTAACTCTAGGCGATGTTGCAGAAAAAGGATTATTAGATAAAGCAGCTGATGGTATTAGCAAAATTGCAGACTCTATTAATAAAATAGATATTGATAAGACTGTTGCATTTGGAGAACTATTTAAATCAAGTTCAAAATTATCAGAAGATTCAGCTGCGTATGAAGCATTAGCAACTGCAGTTAGTGATATTCGTGATATGATGCAATCTTCTGGTGGCGGAGGTAGTAGCGAACCAGGAAAAATTGTGGCTGACGTGTCTACTATAACTGGTGGTGATACGCCGGCAGCTAATCAAACGGAAGGTTCAGGCAATCAAGCAGCAGCTAATCAAACAGACGGTTCAGCTAAACAATTTAAAGCATTGAATATAACACTAAGTCAATTAAGTAGTGCTATCGCAAAATTACCAACTGACATTGCAATGATTGAATTACAGGTTTCTCCACCTGCTTAAAGACTAACTAATCTATATTTAATTTAATTTATAAGATCTTGTTCCCTTTAAGATCTTGTTCCCTTTAAGATCTAGTCTACTTAAACTCTAGAATATAGTACTATTCTGCTTCTCTTTAGTTAAATATTATATTGCAACTATTCATTTTTGTTTCAGTTTTATTTAAAATAAATCCAAACTTTTTATATACCTTTCTTAAACTAACTACTTTTTTTGTTATATTAAATATAGTAACAACACGTTAAAGAGTAATAGTATGGAAAAAAATATAGTTTGGTTTGACTTAGAAACCACCGGAGTAAGTACGTCAAATGATAGAATTGTAGAGATCTGCATGATTAAAACAGATTTTGATGGAAATGAAATAGGAACTTATCATTCATTAGTAAATCCAGGCATAACTGAAATGAATCCACATGCACAGGAAAAACATGGAATATCAATTGAAGATTTAAAAGGCAAGCCAGCATTTGAAGAAATAGCATCAGACGTAAATGACTTTATTGGTGACTGTGATTTAGGTGGCTACAATGCTTTATATTTTGATGTTCCATTTTTATGTGAAGAATTTATGAGATGTGGCATTGCATTTAACCACAGGAGCAGAGCAGTAATGGATCCTTTTATTATATACACTAACTATGAAAAGAGAGATCTCACTAGTGCATACAAAAAATATACAGGAAAAGATTTAGAAGGAGCCCATAGAGCAGAGGCAGATATTCGAGCAACTATGGAAATATTTCAAAAGCAGAGAGAAGTTTATCCGCTTGCACAAACTGCTGATATAATAGACAAAGAAGTAAATACTCGGAGAGCTGATCAGGTAGATTTAGGAGGCAAGCTAAAATTTGCTGAAGTAGATGGGCAAAGAACAATTGTATTTAATTTTGGTAAAAACAAAGGAAAGCCATTTAAGATAGTATTTGAAAACGATGCAAATTATCTTTCTTGGATAATTGATAAGGGTGAGTTTTCACAAGAGCTTAAAATTATTTGTAAAAAATTAATAGAAAAGTTTAAAGCAGAATCAAATAAAATAGACATGCCATATTAATCTTTCAGAAATGAGATTAATTTGTTATAATTACAATAATTAAAATATACAAAAATGAATCAATTTGAAAACTCTAATTTATCTGAAAGCTTCCCTTTTCATGGCCATTCAGTACATACATCAAAAGATGATTTAGAAAAGGTCTGTGGTAAAGTAATGTTTACAGATAATGACATAACAGAAAAAGTACAAAATGAATGGGAAATGCAATCTGAGGATGGTACACCGTTTATTATTTATGACTTCAAAGAATATCGAGAATATCCTAGTAATGAAAAGATAGATTGGCATATTGGTGCTAGCAATAGATTTGGTGCAAAGAAAGGCTATGATGAATTAAAGCGTGGGTTTCATTTACATCCTAAGATTAATTATAATTTGTAAATATATGAGAAGAGACTATGAATTTGTTCTTAAATCAATATTAAATAAAGACAATAATTTAAATCATTATTCTGCACTAAAGAAAATGGTATCTTTGTTTAAATCTAAATATCATTTAACCGAACATGACAATTTTAACTATAATTATTTATTTTATTCTTCTCTAAGATTTCACTTACGCAATAATCTAAATTTACAATGCAACCTTTAGCAGACATTGGTACTGTTCAAATAAAACAAATAGCAAATTTGACTATATAAAAATAAAAATATGGCGCCTAGCATAGAAAAGAAATACCAAAAATTAACAGATACAGAACATGTACTACTAAGGCCAGGTATGTATGTTGGTTCGATAAAGCCTCATACTGAAGAAGTATTCTTACCAGCAAAAGGTAAAGATCAATTTCAATTAACTGAAGTTACATACAATCCAGGTTTTCTTAAGCTCTTTGATGAAATAGTTTCTAACTCTGTTGATGAGCACAAAAGAAATCCACTGCTAAATAAAGTAAAGATAGATATAGACATAAAGACTGGCTTAATCTCTATTTGGGATAACGGCGGTATTCCTGTAGAAATCCATAAAGAATATGATGAATGGGTTCCAGAGATGATTTTTTCAAATTTAAAAGCAGGTAGTAATTTTGATGATACTGAAGATCGAGTTGTTGTAGGAACAAATGGTGTAGGTTCAACACTAACAAATATTTTTAGTAAAGAATTTACAATTGAAACCTGTGATGGTAAAAAACATTTTATTCAAACCTTTAAGAATAATATGTCTGAGAGAACAAAGGCAAAGATTTCTAAAAAGAAAATGCCATTTACCAAAATAACATATCTTACTGATTTTGAAAGATTTGGTTTAAAAGGAATTGATAAGTCTCATTATCTTATGATCACAAAGCGTCTTATTGATATAGCTGCGTGTAATCCTACTCTTAAAATATTTTTAAACGAAAAACCTATTGCATTTAAAACTTTTAAAGATTATGCAAGCAGATATGTAACACCAGTTTTTTATGATCAATCAGAACATTGGAAAATTGGTATAGGGCATTCAACAACAGGCTTTAAAGCAATATCATTTGTTAATTCTGTTGAAACTAAAGATGGTGGTACACATGTTAATAATATCGATTGGCAAATTACTTCATATCTTAGAGATAAGATAAAGAAAAAGTATAGGATAGATGTAAAGCCATCAGATTTAAGACAGCATTTATATTTGTTTATTAATTGTACTATTATTAATCCGTCGTTCTCTTCTCAAACAAAAGAAAAATTAATCACACCAGGTAAAGATTTCGGTACCTCTCATGTTTTGAGTGAAAAGGTACTAAGACAAATTTTAAGCTCTGAAATTATACAATCGGTATTAGATTGGGTAAACAAGAAAAACGATGCAGATGAAAGATCAAAACTTAGAAAGTTAAATAAGGGATTAGATAAAACTAAAGTTCTTAAATTAATCGATGCAAAGAAACGTGGTGATAGAGAAAAATGCACTCTTGCAATATTTGAAGGCGATTCTGCATCATCTGCCTTTAGGAGATATAGAGAACCACAGTATCAAGGAGCGTTCCCATTAAGAGGTAAATTTATTAATGTTAGAGAACTTACAGCATCTAAGGTTGTACAGAATAAGGAAGTACAATCCTTAATGGCAGCAATGGGTTTAAAGATTGGGCATGCACCTGCTGATTTGAGATATGGAAAACTATTATTGTATACCGATGCTGATGTTGACGGTAATTCTATTGCTGCATTGCTAATTAACTTCTTAGGTAAATACTGGCCAGAATTATTTAGCGAAGGTAGAGTTATAAAGGTAGAGACACCAATCATGGTTGCAAAGAAAGGAAAGGAATCTTTAAACTTTTATTCAGATGATGAATATAAAACTTGGGAAGCTAATCAAAAGAACTTAAGTAGCTGGTCAATTGAATATAAGAAAGGCCTTGCTGCGTTAGAAGATGCAGAGTATAAAGAAATCATTAGAAGCCCGAGAACCTTTACATTAACAAGAGACAACGGATTTAACAATACATTAGACATCTGGTTCTCAAAGGACTCGAGTCCACGTAAAAGTAAGATACTAGGTGAAGAGATAGAAACTAAAAATAATAATAACAAATCATTATTTTAAATGAAAAATACAAAAAGAACAGTAACATCCTTTTTTGATAAAGAGTATCTTGAGTATGCTCGATATGTTGTTGAAAACCGAGCTATCCCGAGTTGTATTGATGGATTAAAACCAACGCAAAGAAAGGTTGTTTATATCGCAAATAAGATATGGAAAACTGGTAATGAGAAACCAATGAAACTTTTTCAATTGGCAGGCAGAGTTGCATCTGATGCGTTTTATCACCACGGAAATACTTCATTAGAATCTTCTATGGTCGGTATGGGTCAAAAATTTAAAAACTCATTACCTTTATTAGAAGGGATTGGCCAGTTTGGTTCTTTGCGAAGTCCAGCTGCAGGTGCTCCTAGGTATATTTCTGCTAAGTTACATCCAAATTTTAGGTTGCTATATCAAGATTTTGATTTACTAGAAAATAAAATAGAAGAAGGTGAAAAAATAGAACCTGCATTCTTTTTACCAATAGTACCAACTGTTATTTTAAATGGTTCATCAGGTATCGCTGTTGGCTTTGCTACAAATATTTTAAATAGAAACCCAAAAGATGTAGTAGAGTCATGCATAAGTGTACTTTCTAATAAAAAAATAAAAACTCTTTCTCCTTGGATAAATGAATTTATAGGTACTTTTACTAGAGACTTGGAAAATCCTAAAACATGGAAGATACACGGTAAGTATGAAATTGTAAATACTACAACAGTAAAGATTACATCAATTCCACCAAATTATACATATGAAAGATATGAAGAGATTTTAAATCTTTTGATGGAAAAGGATGTAATAGTTTCATATGATGATAATTCATCAGAAACAATTGAATACATATTAAAATTTAAGAGGTCTATTTTAAATGACTTGGTTTCAAAGGACAAATTAGTTTCTGCTTTACGCTTAAGCACACAAGAAACTGAAAACCTTACAACTATTGATGAGAATGGTGAACTAAAGATTTTTGATAGAGCAGAAGATATTGTAACACATTTTGTAGGCGTTAGGTTAAAATGGTATCAAGTAAGGAAAGATTATTTAATTGATAAAACAGAAAAACAATTATCTTTAGTAACCAACAAAGCAAGGTTTATAAAAGATATAATCACAAGTAAGCTAAAAATAAATAATGTAGCTAAGGAAATCATTGTTGAATATCTTACTGCGAATAAGTATGACACTGTGCATGGCTCATATGATTATTTATTATCTATGGCAATTCATTCTTTAACAAAAGAACGATATGAAAAGTTATTACAAGAAAAGGCAAATTGTATAATTGAGCTAGAAACTTTAAAGAAAACAGATCCTAAAGAAATGTATATGACTGATCTTAAAAAATTAAAATCATCAATAAAGTAAACAAACCTCAATAATCTTTATATAATAATAAATAGTCAAAATGAATACATTTAAATTTTATTTAAGGAACGCTATTATATTTAGCTTAGAATCAAATTCTGTAGAAGATGCATGGCTTTGGTTATCCGAAACTAAAAATCTAAGTATTGACAAAGTAAAAGAGCTTTATAAAATTAAAAAAGTAGATATGATAAAAGAACAAATGACATCGGTAGATTCTTCAATGATTAATAAGTACGTGTATAACTTTGCGTCTAAATCACTAAAGGTAGAATTTACTGGGGGTGCACTATACGAATACACTAATGTAGAACCTGATTTATATGATAATCTGTGTAAGGCAGAGTCAGCAGGTAAATTTTTTAATGAGAAGATCAAAAATAATTTTGAACATGTACAACTATTAACAGATTAAACTATGAATAAGAATTTATTATATGACGCGCTAAGAGCTCAATTCGAAGCACAGAAACAGAAGGCATTAGCTACACTGACAATATATCTAACCAATCCTGTAGGTATTGGTGAACATCCGCAACATATTGATGAAATGGTAGAATTGACAAAATCTTTAGCAGAAGCAATTGATTGTATAGAGACTTTATCATCTACATTTGAAACTGAAACTGATACAGTAAATGAATAAGACTATCTTAATAGGAAAGGCTGCTGCTGGTAAAGACCACATGAGAAAGGTCTTAGAAGGCAGAGGCTTTACTTATGGTACTTCATATACAACAAGACCACCGAGAGAAGGCGAGATTGACGGGCAAGACTATTATTTTATATCTGAAAAGGATTTTAAAGATTTTGCTGATACTAATTTTTGGTATGAATATGTAGAATTTAATGGGTGGTTTTATGGTACAAGTCATGAGCAGTTCAGGAACACTTGTAATTTATTTGTTATGACTCCTAAAGGTGTTGATGCAATTAATACTATTGATAGAAAACACTGCACTATAATTTATTTAGATATTCCTTTAAAAGTTAGGAAGGATAGGCTAAGACTAAGAGGTGATCTTAATGATAAAATTGAACGAAGGCTAGAAGCTGACGAGGTAGATTTTAAAGATTTCACTAATTATGATATTGTAATAAACAATTCTAACTTTTAAGTATATAAAAATAAAATAGAGTAATGAGCAAATTTGTAATATGTGAAGGTCCTGACAACGTTGGTAAGACTACACAAATAGATTTAATTGTAAAGAATTTAGATACTCACGTTTTTCATAAACTACACTATTCTTCATTACCTTTTAAAGATGATAAAGAAAAACATGCAAATTATTCAAAAGATTTGTATGAGACTATGTTTCAGCTAATGATGAAATCTAAACTTGCAAAACAAAAAGGTGATTTAGATATTAACTTTATTTTTGATAGATCTCATTTAGGCGAAACTGTTTACTCACCTCTATACCGAGGATACTCTGGTGATTATGTTTTTGATATTGAGTCAAAGTACACAACAGCACTAAGAGAGGATTTATATTTGATTACATTAGTTAATAATCCTCATACAATTTTAAAACGAGATGATGGCAAATCATTTTACCGTAATGAAGAAGAAGTTGAGGCTGAAGTTGGTGGCTTTAGAAGAGCTCATCGTAAGAGTTCAATTAAAAATAAACTTTTACTTAATATAGGAACGATGAGTGCAATAGATGTTTCTAAAATAATATCAGAATTTTTAGGTCATGAAAATACTATAACTGGAAATGATAAACAATTAAACTTATTTGAATAATGTCAAAGACTGAAGATTTATTATACGAAGCTATAGATGAAGGTATTCGTGATGCTGTGTTTAATGAAGTTCAACGCTTAAGGGTAGCCGAACCTACCTTATCAAAAAAAGATTTTTCAGATATATTAGAAGTTGCAATAAGTAACATTAGAAAAGAAAAAAATAATGAGAACATATAGAGGAGATACATTTGCAGATGTTTATGAAAAAGCATTAAGAGATACTTTAGAGAATCCTGATTATACTTCTAAACCGAGAGGTATGGAAATTAAAGAAATAAGTAATGCAGCTTTAGTTATAGATGATCCTTATTATCCACTTTATGAAAATAAAATAAGGAGTAGTCAATTTAAATACATCGCTGGTGAAACTGTATGGTATTTTACAGGTAGAAAAGATATTGATTTTATTAGTAAGTATTCAAAGTTTTGGAAACAATTAGATAATGGTGATGGCACTGTTAACTCTGCTTATGGCAATCTTATATTTAAAGAACTTCTTCCTGATGGTAGAAACCAATACCAATGGGCATTAGATTCTTTAATAGAAGATAAAGATTCAAGGCAATCAATTATACACTTTAATAAACCGTCTCATCAATGGCAAGGCAATAAAGATTTTGTATGTACTCTTAATGGTGTATTTCAAATTAGAGATAATAGATTAAACTTTACAGTTGATATGAGATCTAATGATTTAGTATTAGGTACTGCAACTGATGTAGCATTCTTTTGTTTACTACAACAACAAATGTTAAAACATTTAAAGTTAACATATCCTAATTTAAAAATGGGTTCTTATACTCATATAGTTCATTCGTTGCATATTTATGAAAGACATTTTAATTTAGTAAAAGAAATGTTAAACTCTTCTTTTTCTCATATGTCTTATCCACATATAAGAGAAAACTTAATTACTAGAAAAGGACATCCTACCGATGCTTTAAATTTATTAGAATTAAATATTGAAAAAGAAACAGTTAATGCAAACATTGTTATTAACGATTCTTTATTTAAATGGTTATCTGATTTAGCAATTCATAGCTTTATGTTAACTGATATATAATAAAATAAGAAGTATCAATGAAGTACTTAAAACTTTTTGAACAGTATTTAAGTGAGAAGAAACCTGCTGGTGCACCAGAATTCCATCATTCTGATGCACCTGATGCTGAAGGTAGATTTAAAGATCTCTCTATAAAAGATTTAGCTGCATGGTTAATTAAAACCAGAAATAAAGATGTTAAAAAGATTAGTGGTTCTTTAACACAGCAAATAGTTTTTAATAGAAAGAGTGATCCTAAGTATGCTGAAAAGATGGAGAAAACCAGAAAAGAAGTATATAAACAATTAGGTAGA